AATAATCTCCCTAATTCCCGGCGCGCTTAGATCCTTATTTATTTTATCCTTTAGTTCTTGAATCATTGCCATCTTTGGGATTCTCTTTTCTCTAACTTCCGCCTGTTCTACTGCATTATCGCGTTTCAATGCCTCTTCCAAATATTCTATCGAAATTTCCTCTGGCATATCGATGAGCGGACACCAATGGGGTCTTCTTTCCGCTTCTCCTCTGCATATATTACCGCTTATGGCTTCGCAGTAGTAGCCCTCCATTGTGCAAAATTGGCAATAATGGCAGTTTTCTGGTGTATCCACTACTAAAATAGATTTACTCATTCCTCGTCTCCATCATCCCCGCTCCAATCAAATTTTTTACCGCACTCATGGCAATATTTGTGTTTTTGCTTTATGCTTCTCCTTGCACCGCAACAAGGACAGAAATAATAAAAATTGTTTGTGATTGGTTGCTCTGATTTCTGCTTTTCCAATGCAATAATTGCCATATCGCAAGCGGCACCCGCCTCTTTTTGTACACATTCATATGTTTCCTTAAATGCCATTTGCCACGCAATCGCCCTTTCAATTTCCATTATATCCTCCAATCTTTTTTTACTTTTGATTAGGTATCATCTGTCCGAAAATTGCCATTAAAACATTCTTAACTATGCTGTTCCCTGCCTGTTTATAAAGTTGTGAATTACTATTTATTACTTTCGCCTTATGAAAATCTTCATTTGAAAATCCCATAAGCCGCCAAACCTCTTTAGGAGTTAATTTTCGTATGTGGTATTGTACGTTTAAAAGATTATTTTCATGAAAACTGTAGCTTGTTATCGGTGGACAAACTTTATAGCATCCTCCATTGTTGTATCCCCTTGGAATTTGCAAAATAGTTTCTTCCAATACCATATTATCTTTTTGCACGCTCGTCAGACAATTGCAGATACCTTGACTGTTTAGTTCTAACCTTTGCTCCGTTGGACTGCCCGCTGTTCGATCTGACGGGTTATCGGGATTTCTCCCACGCATAGCAACAATCATAGGCTGTTGATTACCACCCTGATATGTCCGTATCGTAGGGGATAACATTTCATCATCATACACATTCCCCGCATAGTTCCCGCCATCAAAACGGTAAATATTCCCTAATCGCTTTTCCTCTATTTCCACCACTCCATTTCCTGAAAATTTTTGATTGGATATACTGTAGTCTTTCGCTGTGATGCAGTTGCTTACCGTTTTTTTATTCGGATTATTTATAGTCAAATCAATAGGTTCTTTGTTACTGAAATTCGGGTACAATACACCTTCTTTTAATGTTCCATTTTCGATAAGCTGCTGTATCAGCATCTGTGCTTTTTTCGTGTTTATGTAAAATTTTTCATCCACTTCATCTTCTAAGTAATCCTTCATTATCTTCTTCAGCGGCATTGGCTGAGGAAATTTATAATTCCATTCACCCAAAAGACTTACCATAAAGCATCTATTACGATTTTGAGCAACACCATAATCTTTAGCATTCAAATCTTGCCAGTAATTGGAATACCCCTTGCTTGTAAGAAAATCAATCCACTTTTGGAAGTCAAACATATTCGCCTTTGAATGGACTTGCGGAACATTCTCCATCAGCAATACTTGCGGAAGTTCCGCACATTCATTCAGAAGTCTTTCAACTTCCCATAACAAACCCGATCTTGTTCCACTGCCTTTTGTCATGCCTTTTTGCCTACCGGCCACGGAAAGATCCTGGCAAGGAAACGAGTACGTCATTATATAACAAAATTTGTCTGTATCGCAAATTCCTAAATCTGTACTGTTCACATTGCGGATATCCGTTGTTTTAAATTTTGTACCATGAATCGCGTTATAGCTTGCAACTGCAAATCGGTCAAATTCAATCACTCTGTAATGGTTGAAATCTGCACCCAAATCCCGTAATGCCATTGCCTGACTGCCTATGCCAGCTAGGCAAACAACTCAATAAGTCTGATTTTTTTTGTGATTTTGAAATTCTCGTATATGACATCAAACATAGAAAGTTGTTCCATTTACACCACCCCCATTTCGTCAGCATAAGCCCATTTATAACCGCCTATTGTTTTCCTTAATTCTCTGCAACAAGCCTATGTATCGCAATGCACCTTATATTGTATCCCCTTTCTTTTCGAAAGTTTAATTTTTTAACTTTCTACCGCACATAGGACAGTAGTTTATTTCTATCCCATATGAAAACATCGCCATTTTATACGCTTCATCATAAGGAATACCAACACTTACAAGCTTTTCAAATTCTTCATCATCCCATTCGTTGCTAAAAATAGACAATGTTCCATCTAGTTCAATAACAACTTCTCTAACATCTTTAGATTTTCTGTCATAGAACAAACTTTTAGATGATTTACAATACTCACACGTTTCTTTCTTTTTTAAATCTTCCATCCCCTAATCTAATACCTCCCCTATCCCTATTCCTGTTTCTTTTTCAACTATCCGGATTGCCTCGGTTATCGCCTCATCCCATCCTTTGGAGTAATCGTCCTGTGCGCCACACCCCCCGACACTATGCAGCTGAAAGAGTATATGCCTTATCCGTTCGTTCGTTCCCTCATACCCTTTAGTTACTTCATACACTCTTTGCAGTAATCCCCTGCACGTCAACTTTGTTTCGGGTTCGTAATAAATGCAATCTCCACAATGGTCACTTTCCAAACAATGCTTTAATTCCTCTGACAATTTCTTTTTTGCCATATTCTCACCTTTTTTCATGTATCAATATGCCGGGTGTGGATTTGCACCACACATAGGACTTTCATCAGTTAGTCGGCACTCTCGAAAGAGGACAGATGGATTTGCATTTTCTGATGAATTTATAGGTATGATTGCTTACGACTGTTTACCCGACTTGTTAATAGCAATCCTTTTGTATACCATTCCCTCAACCATTCTTTTATAGCGTCTACATATTCCGCCACCAGCATATTCAACTATTGCCTTAATTCTTTCTCTGTAAATTGATTGTTTTGCTTTAAAATAAAAATTAGCTACATAAGCCGCCTCTGATATCTTTCCATGCCATAGTCATTACTGTGCTGGTTTCTTTGAGGCGACTAATGATCGCGATAATCTTCGTATTGTCAAAGCCTTTGGGCGTAAGTGCATTTGCTAGATCTTCAGTATTGTAATTTGTAGTTACAATAGTAGGTTTCATGTCTTCATACCTATCATTCAATATGGAATAAAGAGTACTCATGCTCCAATCGCTGCACTGCTCTTTTCCGAGGTCGTCGATAATCAGCAGATCCACTTTTTTGTAAATATCTAGTACTTCATGCTCTTTCGCTCCCTCGAAGCTAAAAGACCGCTTAATATCCTGCAAAAGGTCACTTGAGGTTTTACATATTACAGGTATTCCCTCCCCAATAAGCTGCAAAGCAATCGCCGCAGCAAGATGCGTCTTTCCTGTACCGTTCGTTCCCTCTATGTAGAGTCCGTCGCCTCTCGCGTTATAGTACGCAAAATTATCCGCATACTCTTTAGCTATATCATAATTTTTCTTGCGTCCGGCAGTATCACAACGGAAATTTGGAAATGTGCGTTGCTGAAATCGCTTTTTTATCCCACTCTGTCCAAGAAGCATACTGATCTTTTCTTGTAAGGCTTTCCTACGCTCTGCTTCCTTTTCTGCTTCTTTGCGTTCGGTTTCTTTTCTGTCATAATCCATCCAGTAGTTCTGTGCCTGTTCACAATCACACCGGGGACGGCATGGTTGCCAGAATACAACTTCTCCTCCAAAACAAATCCCCTGTGGCTCTATTTCCTTTCCGCAGAACTCACAAGTTTCTGACAATGGCGGCTCTTTTTTCCAACGTATTCCCCGCTCCCGTGCTTGCTTTGGTGTGATAATATCATCATTTCCCGAAATTCGACGGTTTAAATCCCCCTGTGTTTGTTCCTCCACAATCTTCTTTAAATCCTCCATAACTTCCCCCTTCCTGTGGATACTCATTGAGGTATGCCTTAGCATTGAGCCAGCTTGCTGGATTCGGTATAAACTGTCGTTCTCTGAAACGGCTGTCATACTTTTTCGAAGATTCTACTGCCTGTATGATCTTCTCAGTCATAACCTCATTCGGCGTAGGTTCTATTTTCGCCCAAGCTTTTTCTGCTGTCGCCCGATCTACCTTTTTAGGGTATGCTGCATAAAATTTTTCAAATAATGCTTGTTGTTCCGCGTTCAAGCTGCCTGCCTTTTTGGATTTTACTCCTAATTTGGGTGATCTATCCTGCTTCTTTAATTTGTCTTTTGACAAATTTTCCTCTGTCGGCAAAGTCGGGACTTCCTCATCTGTCGGCTCTGTGAATGGTTTTTTAGGAGCGGATACTGTTCGCTTTGAATAAACATCTTGCAAATTATCTACAAGGCTCTGACACCAAATTATTTTGCGCTCATCCCAAAGTTTTTTGTCAATATTTCCAAGGTCTGCTAATACCTCCAGTATTTCACCAATCGTATCCTTATCCAGTTTCATCAAGGCAACAAAGTATTTTTCATTTGCCGTTTCGGAGCAGTCGTAGTAGTGTCCCTCACTTCGTCCAAGCAATTCTAACAGCTTAAACCAAAAGGCATACCCATCATTTCCCCAACTTTGTTCAAGTATAAATTTTGTGCGGCTGTCTGTACTGACAAAATGAGGGAAATAATCTACTGTCTGCTTTCGTCGTCGTCCCAACAACTACACCTCCTTTTTTTCGGGCATATCCGGGAAAAAAATCCCCGGATAGCCCCATTTATTACTCATAAATCACTTTACTTCCCTCTGTTGTTTTTATTACATCAATACTCTGTGGAAATCTTGACTTCATTGCTGGATCATGAGTAATTGCCATTACTTTCAGATTGATATATCTCTGCTGGATTGCCTCAAGAGCATCACAATATGCCTGTACTCCCGGTGCGTCAAGGAATGGCGGTTCGTCGATAAAAAGGAAACCAAGCTGCACCCCGGCCTTGCTACTCTTAATTTCCGAGAGAGCGAGAATGACCGATAACGCTGCCTTTACCCTTTCGCCGCCACTCCTGCTCATATATGGTAGCCGTCCTGTTCCACTGTCATTTATGATAATGTCAAGCGTTGTAACCTCTTTCTTGTTGTTGGATTTCAGTACCTTTTCTGTTACAAACTCCACGCTCATGCGTCCCTGCGACATTTGGCCGAGGATATTGGTGGCCGTCGCCTCAAATACCGGGATAATGCTGCGGATAATGTTATGAGGTATGCCGTCCTGCGAAAATGCCTTTTTCAGCTCCTCATACTCGGCAGCCTTGACAGCCAAGACATTTACCTGCTTTTGCAGCTCCGCCGCCTCTTTCAGTTTCTTTTCCACCTGCTCTGCCTGCTTCTTGAGGCCACCCAGCGTCATTGCCGAAGTCTGTGCCGCCTCCTGCAATGCCTTGATATCCGCCTCCGCTGCGAACACCTGCGCCTGTAACGCCTCCTTGCCGACGGTCTTTTCCTGCTCCTGTGCCAGCTCTGCCCTCGCCTCTGTGATTTCACCCTCAATGGCCTCAATCTCTGTGCCGAGTTCAAGGACACGCTGCGCCGCTGTCACCTTTTGCTCTCTCGCTACCGGGAGCTGTTTTTCTTTTTCCGTCCACTGGTGGGCAATGAGAATTTCCCGTTGCAGACGGTCGTGTTCTGCGCTGACCCCCGCAACCTTTGAGAGCTGCTGTTCTACTTCCGCCAGCTCTCCCCGGCCTTTTTCAGCAGTTGCCTCTGCGTCCACTGCGGATTTCTCAAGCTCCTCTGTCCTCTCTGTGAGAAGCTTCAATTCGCTCCGCTGCGCCTCAAGGCTGGCATATTCTTTTTCTGCCGCCTCAAGCCCCCGCAAATCGCCCCGTAAAGCTCTGATTTCTTCCGGGGTATAGGATAATTCGCCTAAAGCCTTTTTTGCCCCGTCTGCGGCCTTCTGCGCTCTCTGACGGCCTGTTGAATATTCCACCTCAAGGGAAGTCAATGCTCCCTCTGCCTCCGGCAATATCTTTTTAGCCTCAAAAGCGTCTGCAAGGAATTTACAGCTTGCCTTTTCCACGTCTGGGCAACCGCTATCGTTCAGCAGCTCCACTTTTTTCTTGAGGGCATCAAGCCGCAGCGTGAGCTTCTCATGGGCTGTCTTATATTCTCGGTCAAGGCGTTCCACCTCTGCCTCTGCCGTCTGCACCGCCGCTTTCTTTTCCTCATACTCCGGGGCAAGCATTTCCAGCTCCGCAATCCGGCTGGCCGTCTTTTCATATTCGGCGTGTTTCCCGGCCAGCTCCGCCTCACGGGAAAGAGCCTGTTGCAATGGTCCTATCTTCATCAACGTAATGGAAGATTTCTTTTTCCTCATTTCCGCCGCAGAGCTTTCTGCCAGCGAGATAACGTTCTCAATCTGTTGTTTCCGGGCAGAGAGGTTGTCGTAGGTAGCCTTGCCTTTTATCAGCTCCTTTTCCTGCTCCAATAGGTCGTTGTATTTCGCCACCCCAGCCGTGATATCTGCCTCTCCTGCGAGGATTGTGTCAGCAGCCGTGATAATCCCTACCTGTGAGGTCTTTGCGGCTTCTTTGGAGGCTTTCTGTGCAGTGAGGGAAGTAATCTTTCCATTGAGCTTTATTACCCGGCCTGCAGCCTCAATCTGCGTGTTGAGCTTGACCTTGAGGCCGTCCACTTCCTCTGTCCTTTTCTGTGCCCGTTCTTCATACACCTTGCGGCTCTCCTCCTCTGCCTCAATCTGCGCCTCAAGCTGCTTCTTGTCAGGCAGCCCGGAGGTAATGGTTTCCATCTTGTCAGACAGGGAGCGGATATTACGGTTGGTTCCCGTAAACCTGTCAGCCGCCAGCTCCTCCATGCTTGCGTAAATCTCAAGCCCTAAAATGCTGCCGAGGATATTCATTCTGGCCTCTTTGTCGGCCTGTAAAAAGAGGCCGTACTGATCCTGCATGATAAGGGCGCAAGCCTTGAGGGCGAGGCTGTCCATGCCAATAATGTTGATGATTTCCTGCTGGGTGTCCTTTGACTTCTCTTTGCTGCGGTCAACCCATTCGCCGTCTATGAACTCCGCAATATTCAGCGTTGCCTTGCCGCTTTTCTGCCTTGTGCGGGTCACTCGGTACAGACGCTCCCCAAGCTGGAACGTGAATTTGATTGCGCCGCTCCTCGCCTCTGGGTCATTGCAAATCCAGCCCGTCAGCTCGCCCTCTCTGGTTTCTTCAAAAAGAGCGTCCGTCATAGCGTCCATGAATAAGCTGCTCTTTCCTGCGCCATTCGCCCCGTTTATGGTGCAGAAGTGGATATCCTCAAACGAGAATCGCTCCTCCCGGTAATTGCGGTAATTCTTGACCTCAATCTCTACCGGGACAAACAGCCCGGTATGGCGTTCCGTGGCAGATTTTTCCGTCGCCTCTGCAATAAGCGGTCTTGCCAGCTCTATCAGCTCCCCGATACGCTCCGGGGTAAACTCCTTTTCTGCCAGATAGTCCTCAAGGTTTCCCTCCGGGGTTCCGTCTGCGTCCATGCTCTTTTTATCCACGGTAATGCTGATTTTCTGCGGCGTTACCTCCTGCACCCAAAAAGCCCCGATTGAATAGAGATAGGCGGTAAGTGTAGTGTGATTGAAAGCCTTATTATGTTCATCCGTGCAGTTATAAAGCACTCTCACAATCTTATCTTTCGCCTCGTCCGAACAATTAAGGAGTGGAGCTGTATACAGCCATTCCGGGCCGTTTGAGGTAATCTCCGCTATGTCCTCGTCATCCAGCCGGATAGTAAGGTGTTCCCTTGTAGGCAGAGGAAAGAATGCGGATTTGACTTCCCCGCCGTCCTCAATGTCGTGGATATAAAAGCCCCTTTCCTGCCCCTCGTCGTTGAAATTGAGCTGTGAGATAGCCCCGCAGTAAAAGGTATTCCGGCAGCCGTCAAGCTGCTGCGGTCTATGGATATGCCCGAAACATACGAGGTCAAAATCCGCAGCCATGAGGGTGTCCGGGTACACCACTGGTTCAAACTGGCTAAAAAATGCCGTCTGTCCACTCTCCATATTACACCCAGTAACCGTATAATGTGATACCAGTACCGTCGGGCTGTCTGCGTCGCACTGTGCCTTGAGTCCGATAATCATATCCTCAATGGACTTCGTGAAAATCTCGTTTTCCTCCTCTTTCGAGAGACCGGGGTGCTTCGCTCTGAAATAGCCTCGGTCAAATCCCGGCAGACAAGCAATCTGGATTTTCTTTCCCGTATAACTGTAATAATTCCTCACTTCTGGCTCTGTGATGAAAAATAAACTACAACTCCCTTTAAATGTATTTTCAAGCGTTGCAAACTGTTCAGCAGAATCATGGTTCGGCGTACCTCTCATTACCACTACTGGACATATTTCTGACAATTTGCGCAAAAAGTTCACTGCCGTCCGCTGTTCTTTTAGTCCCCTGTCGCTCCAAGTCTTTGCGCTGTGGAAAATATCGCCCGCAATTATCGCAATATCTGGCTTCTGCTTCTGCGCCTCCATCACAAGCGTGTCCAAGCATTTGCATATATCCTGAAATCTCACGTTCTCCCCATTCTGTTCTGGTCCCGGAAAATTGCCAATGTGTAGATCTGCTGTGTGTAAAATCTTAATCGCCATTACTGATTACCTCCCTGTCTTCTTTGACACGCCATACAAAGCGTTCGCCCAAATGTTTCCTGGCTATATTTCACCACTCCATTGCTGCATTTTGCACCGCACTCCGTACAAATTGTCGGATCAAAATCCGGAGCGGTTTCTGCTGTCCTCTGTTGTGCCTCTTTTGGTGGTTCCACTGGATTTTCCTTATATGCTACATTCTCCGGATTGGCAATCGGCTGGATAGGGGTTTCACACTCCATTCCCTCTTCTATGTCGTCTTCAACAAAAATCGCTTTCCGCGTTTCATTGTTGTGATTTCCGTAAATTTCCTGTGCAGATGAAAAAAAGTGTCTTACTGCTTCTTGCTTAACTGCCTCATTGTCAAGGTTTGGAACAAGATATGCAACAACAAACGGTTTTTGAAGTTCCTGTAAGGTGTATGTCCCCTTTATGTGCATGGCTGCTCGTAATGCCCGGTTGATCGCTTTCGTTTCGCACATTTCTGAGCGGAATTTTAAAAATTCCCTGCGCTGGTTGTCGCTCATTCCTGCTGTAGCATCCACAACGATAATTTCTTTGTGTGCCACAATTTCAATATTTTCCCCGGTGAGTTGTGGGACAGAAATTCTCGCCTCAAATTTCACATCTTTATTTCCACAGGCTCCACAGTTAACCGGGCGACCAATGCTCTTGTTGACCTCTGCGCATTTTTGGCAAGTAGATGGAATAATCGGGCGCGTCCCCAAAATCTTAATTCCTGCCGCTCGCATAAGCTTGTTAAGACCTTTTTTTGTTAAAGCCCAACCATCGGCATTCCTCTTGTTCTTATCCTGTAAATAGATTTCCTTGTCAGCTTCGTTTATAGAAATCTGTACTGCATTCATCACAGGCTTATGAATTTCCGCAATCTCCGCAACTGTCTGCATAGGTACAAGGAGATTAAATCTATCCGCTGGATATTGCGCCGTGATTTGCAATGCATTTTTGCCGCTTGTTGCGGGTGGTACTAATTGCTGTTGTGACATTTCATCCTCCTATTGATTTTTTTTAATTTTTATGTTACAATAGGGGTACGGTTAGGGGCAGTTCGTGTTTTAGGATACGAGCTGTCCTTTTTTACCCCATATTGTCTATGTTTCGAGGTATTTCCGTTGTTTCAATCCACTCGCGGCAGTTAGGAGCAAGACAATTACGTGGATTGCCTCATGGCAGTGGGGGATACCGCTTTCGCCCCGCCCGCCACTGCTGTTATCATTGTTCCTGCAATTCCTCCCCTACCTAAGAGGAAAGGGAACCCTTGCTGCTAATTATTGAAAAGCGATTGGCTCGAATGGTTTCGGCAATAAGCTGTGCCAAATACCATGTTTCCCTTCTTGTTTTGCCCTCGTCGCCCTCACGGTCAATAATCCTCTTGAGTTTTTGCTCTGCGTAGGTCTTTGCCTCACTCCATTCTGACGCTCCTATCTCTGTGCGGAGATAATATTCCGTCTGTCGCCTTAATGTGATTTCCATAAATTTTCCTCCCTTTCCCTTCGGTTTCTTCCTTGATCTCCGATTTTTCGCAGTCGCAAATCTCACCAGGATCAAGGCTGCATCCGCAATCAGGGCATATGTGGTAATATGCCATTGGACTATACCTCCTTATGAATTTTGCTATATATTTTCTTGTGGACTTTTATATAACCTCATTCCTTTTTTTCTTCTGTAATATTAAAAATTTAACTATAATCGACGGATACATCCTTATTTTCTTGCTGCTCATATTTCCCGGTTGCGGCGGCTATATTAAATTGACGTTGCATCTGTGCTGCTATTTGTTTTAATAACTGCTCTACTTCACAGGTGGTCTTTTTGCAATAGTTATCAGCAATCTTTATCCGGGTATTTCCAATCTTAAAATCTCTGACAATATTTGCTTCAATTTTCGCCTCAACCATATCCGCGCCCCCTTTAGTCAAATTTCCCTGATTTTGTTGCTCGTTCAAGCGCGGCAAGATTTTCATCTGCCCTCCTGCGAAACTCTAAAAGCTTATCCCGTAATTGTGGAATTAACGGCTGTTCATCTTCTGTTATTTTTCCGTCGTCCATCAGTAACGATAACTGACAAGTTAGTTGCTCCATTTCATACACAGAATTTTGAAACCGTAACAATGCTCTTTCTGCTGGCATTTCGGGTATTTCTCGGCAGTCCTTTCCCAATGGACACTCATTCACGCAGTACCATGCTCGCAACTCCGGCTCATTGTATGTATCCGCCATAAGCGCAACAACAATATTCGGCGGTCTTGTAATCCCCAGTTCATATCGTTTGAGATTGTCCTCTGTTACACCGGGAAGATAATCAACAGCTCCAGCTCTTGTTAAAAGCTTCTCATTGTACTTTGCTGCCTTTTTTCGTGCTTCGTAGTACCGATTACCTACGGCTTTCGTTGCCTGCCTTGACATTTATTTTCACCTCCCCTTGCGATAAAATGATTATAGGTCGAAAAAAGATTATGACTCTAAAAGCGTCTGTTTTTAATCGTTGCGTATTTTTAAGTTTCGTTTTGGGGCGTTTTTAGGTAAAAAATTACTTTCGTATAGACGTGGAATTATCAAATACGTCATCATCATAGTAATTCAGCATTCGCTTAATCTTTAGTGCTAGTTTTAACGACGGTTGTTTTTCTCCTGTTTCAACCTGTGAGTAGTGACTGCGGCTTATTCCAATCGCATTGCTAAATGTCTGTTGCGTATAGCCGTGCGCCTCTCGCAACTGTTGTAGTTTGACTCTCATGCATTCACTCCTTTCTTTTTTCGCCCCGTTTTGGGGTTCTGCTTTAGATTATAGTCCCTTTTTGGGGCAATGTCAAGCACTTTTTTTGATTTTTTTCTTTTTTTTCAAAATTTTGCCGATTTTAGAAGCAATATCTACACAAAACGGGGCAGTGCTGATATAATAAAAATTCATGGAGGTGCTATCTATGCAAAAATTTTCTAACCGCCTGATATCCTTACGTAAAGAACACGGACTTACGCAAGAGGATTTGGCAAAACTTATAAGCAAAAAGCGTTCTACCGTATCCGGATACGAAACAGAAGGGAAAGAACCTGATCTCGAAACAATCTGTATCTTTGCTAACTATTTCGGGGTATCCACGGATTATTTGCTCGGTCACTCTGACGAACGCAATCATGTGGAAACCGTTTTCTATAACGATAAGGGGAATTTTGAGCGTCACTTCAAATCGCTGCCTGCGGAACTGCGCCCTGTTGTGGCAAAATGCTTTGATAGTTTTTATTTACTGCTCGGTCGTGATATGCAGCTTGCCCGTCCGGAACGCCTACGTATTTATCAGGAGTTGCTTCATACTTTGCAATCCCTTCGCGCAGATATCCGCAAAACCATTGAAGCTTCTGGCGGTGCTATTACGGATCCTGTCACTCTTTCTGATCTCATGGCTATGCAAAGTCAGATCAAAAATGAGATTTCTGCTCTGCTTGATAAACTCATGCAGGCGGATATGGAAATCGCGTTTAACATCAAGAACGACGTGGACGACAACCTATTAAGAAAATCGGCAACTTGATTTATGTAGATTTTCGTCCTTCTCCTTGAAGGGTGTAAATTAAAATCTTTGGAGGTGATATTTATGGCTTATTGTCTGTATCTGCGTAAGTCCCGTGCTGATATGGAAGCTGAGGCTCATGGTGAGGGTGAAACGCTGGCTCGGCATGAAAAGATCCTCCTTGAGGTGGCCAAACGTGGCGAATACAATGTGACGCAGATTTACCGAGAGATCGTGTCTGGCGAAACGATTGCCGCCCGACCTGTTATGCAGCAGCTCCTTCAAGAGGTTGAGCAAGGCGTATGGGCTGGTGTTCTCGTCGTCGAGGTGGAGCGTCTTGCCCGTGGTGATACCATAGACCAAGGTATCATGGCGCAGACTTTCAAGTATTCTGGAACAAAAATCATAACCCCCTTAAAGGTCTACGACCCCGAAAATGAGTTTGATGAGGAATATTTTGAATTCGGGCTTTTCATGTCCCGGCGTGAGTATAAAACGATCAACCGCCGTCTGCAAAGTGGCCGCCTTGCCGCAAGCAAAGAAGGTAAGCACGTTTCTGGGGCTAAGCCTTACGGATATGAGCGTGTCCGCTGCTCTGACGGTAAAGGCTGGACGCTCCGCCCCATTGAGGATGAGGCTGATATTGTGCGCTACATTTTCCGCCTCTACACCACTGGGGAGGAAAATGAAAACGGGGAAATACAGTATATCGGCACCGGAACGATTGCCCGACGACTTGATGCTTTGGGTGTCCCTACTCCCACGGGCGGTAATATGTGGTCTGCAGAAACACTCTATAAAATTTTGCAAAATCCTGTCTATATTGGCAAAATCCGCTGGGGAGAACGCAGAACGAAACGTGTTTCTGAAAATGGCTCTGTTACTGTGAAGCGTGTCCATGTTTCCACCGAGGAGTGGACACTCGTTGACGGTCTACACCCTGCTATTATTGACGAGGAAGTTTTCAACAAAGCTGCCAAGATTATACACCGGGGTGGCTTTGCTCCTGTCCCAAACAACAAGACTCTCGCCAATCCATTGGCCGGAATTGTCTACTGTGCCAAGTGTGGGCGTGTCCTGATCCGCCGTACATCACATATATACCCTCTGCTCCGCTGTACTAACCGATATTGCGATAATGTCGGTGCAAAGCTTGAACTTATTGAAGAGCGGCTGTTGCAGGCTCTTTCCGGTTGGCTGGCTGAATACCGCTTACAGTGGACGGAAAATCCTGCTTCAAACAGAGCTGATGATATTAAGATGGCTGAAAAAGCCTTGCATAAAGCCGAGAATGAAGTCGCTACCCTGCGTAAGCAACTTTCCCGTACTCATGATCTGTTAGAGCAAGGTGTCTATGATACCAACATTTTCCTTGACCGTTCCCGTGACCTTACCCTGCGTATCAATACCGCCGAGGAGAGTGTTGCTTCCCTTGTTGCTGAGCTGGTTGAAATCCGGCGCAGAGAGGCGAACAAAAAGAATATCGTTCCAAAGGTTGAAAAGCTGTTGGAAGTGTACGACACGCTTCCCTCTGCTCAAGCAAAAAATGATATGCTCAAGGAGGTATTAGAAAAGATCGTCTATCTTCGTGAAGTCCGTTCTCCAAGGGGAGGTTCGCTTGATAATTTTGAGCTTACCCTCTTTCCAAAATTGCCGCCAACTTAAAAAAGCCGCCCCTTGCCGGGTGGCTTTTTACTGGCAACCTTTTACTCCCTACCTGTTGGGATGCATAATAAGTTCTGCGCCATTTAGCATTAATTCTCTGGCACTCTCCGGGTATTCTCGATCATAACAGATCATACATCCCATTGTTATTTCATCAAACTGACACACTGGAAAAGAATCTCCGGATTCAAGATATCTTTCCCAATCAAAATCACAGGTATGTACTTTTGAGTACTTTAAAATTACTTTTCCATTTCTATCGATAATCCATGCTGTATTTTGCGGATATCTCCTTCCCTTAGAAAAACCGGTTATGACAACACCTATATTTAGTTCAGCAGCAAGATTTACTATTTGAATAAAATGTTCTTCATTCTCAGTCAACGCATTTTCACACCATTTTATAAATTCAGGATGATTTTCAATCTCCTGAACTGGCAATAATTTCTCACAAATATCCGGTGCGGCATACGCAGTGAGAAAACACTCCGGAAATAATACTAAATCTGCACCATTTCTATTTGCTTCCCGAATAAGTTTTATCGCCATTGTTGTATTCTGTTCAATATCCGGCATAATTGTATCATACTGGATAAGTGCTACCTTCAATTTTTTCATAAATAAAATCCTTCCTTTTCCATAACCAATACAAAGCCAAAACAGTTTACACACTGAATTTCCCCGCCGCGACATTTAATCTGCCCACAATTCCATTCGCATCTTTCAGGGAATTATTTACCGAATCCGATGTTTGTCTTACATCCTCAACACGTCCGGCAATATTTGCTGTTCCCTGCGCGCTCTCCTGTACGGACTTTAAAATACTGCCAAGAGAATCCGCAATATTATTGATGGAAGCAAGAAGTTCCTCGGAAATCGCACTGAAATCCGATACAAGAGAATCGATCTCCCCGGCATCTTCATTGTAATTGCCTGCAATTTTTTCAAATACTTCAATACTATTCAT